AACCCTACCCGTAACGTTTCTTATGATCTGAATGACACTTGTACCGGATTGCGGTAAAACTGGCCCTGTTGTCATAATCTATTCCTATGCGTATTCAAGTACGTTACATGAGAATCTTGGTGTCTCACCCACTTGTTTTGTCTCTGTATGGACTACGTTTCCATGCTCTGTTTTTACTTCAGCGAAATCGGGTGTAGCCAATCCGTTTAAGAAGTTAATCACTGGCAATGGAAGCATGTATGTTCCACCTGACTTGAGTTGGCCTGTCCAATCAATGTCTTTGTTTCTTACACGAACCTTCAGTACGTTCTCGTGCTGTTGGAATCTGTGGAATTTGGTCTTGAATTTCTTGTAGTAAGATTCATCTGGAATCTTTACTTTCATCTTGTTTCTTTCGTGTAAACATAATCTGTTATGCTTACGAACGTGTGCATTGTAGACTTCAAAGTCTTCAATCTTTTCGAACTTGAACGTATCAAAGTCAAACGCCTCAGCTTTCTCTCTGCCTGGCAGTTCTCTTCCTTGAAGCATTGCTTGTTCAATTACTTCTGCATCTCTGTCTTTCTGAGTTCTCTTGCTCATAATTCCTCTTGTAAAAGTGGGTAGGGACAAAACGTCCCCACCCTATTGGTTTTAAGCTACATCGCCTAGGTTGTAATAAGCGTTGAACTTACTTGCTACGAAGTAGATAACGTCGTTATCTGCTCCCATCACTGAAGTACCTAACAGAAGTCTGTAGGTAACAGGAGCGTCTACGATTCCCAAAGATGGGCCAGTAATGGTGATTTGACCACCTGAGGCACTGTATGTGCTTACTACTGTCACTGGGATTCCATAGATGTCATACAACGCGAAGGTAGTAGCCGATAAAACGTCTACGACATAAGTGTTGTTGTTTAGCTCTTGTCCGATGTTTCCGGAAAGCTTAGTGATGATGACTCTGTCGCCGTCAGATAGCCCGTGAGCTACAGTGACAGTTACAACGCCAGGAGTCGCTGTTGTGATCCCTGAAATTGTGCGATGTTCGTCAGTAAATCCACCGGCTGTATTAGCAATCGTTACCCCGTTTGTTGTTTCCAACACGGAAGAAAGATCGGTAGTACCTCGGCTTATGATAAGAGCGTCCCCTGCGGGCATGTCTCTAAACCAAACACCCTGAAGGTTGTTTGCGTCTGTGCCAAACTTTGTGTAGTTGTACCACTCAAGTTTGTCGGCCTGCCATGGCAATATAAGATTGTAGGCAGCTCCAGCGGATTGTAAGTATCCACCGTATGTGTTCGTAACTTGTCCTAGCTGGACTGTTCCAGAAAAGACGTTAGAACTGTTTCCAATTGGTGCAGTCATGTTTTCCTCCTTAACCTTTTGTACTTCTTAAGTTTACACACCAGCTGTCATCAAGGATGACTGAGCCAAGACGGCCCTTCCAACCCATTGTCTGTCTTTGGTTCAATGGATCTTGTCCAGCTCCCAAAGGCTTGATGATCATCTCTATTGACTGGTCATCAATCATGATTCGTCCGTAAGCGTTAGCCGCGAACAGCATGTTTGAGTAAACAGGTGGGGATACAGCAGAATTCTTGTAAGCTTCTGAAGTCATTACAAGGCGAACTTCGTCGCAAGCTCCGAGCTCAGCTTCAAGTACAGACTGTTGACGTGGGTAGTCAGCTGTTGCCAAGAAGTTAGAGAGTTGCTTGAAGTCAGTTCTAAGATCGGTGGAAATAATCATCCAATAAGCCGCCCAAACTGGAGCAGTTCCGAAGGCATTAGTACCTTCTTGGTTGGGTGATAATTTTTTACCGTTGTTCTCAGTGACAAAGTCTACTGCGAGTTCAAGGTCAGTAGTTGTTACTTCAGTGATCGCATTGCCGTTTACCCCGTTAAGGCAGTCAATTTGAGCACTTGTAGCAACAAGCATGTTACGAACGATTTTGTCGTAAGTGGATGCCATGTTCTGTGCGAGCATGTCAGCAACTTCGTTCGCTGTCTGATCTTGTACAGTGATGATTACATCGTCACTAAGCTCAACGACTTTACCGTACTGAGAAACAGTCGCGGTGATGTCAAATTTAGTAACTTGTTCAGCATTGGGAGTAACACCCTCTGTGAGAGGTGTTAAAGCGTCTGCTAAGTTGTCGAATCTTCGGAAGATAGCGTTCTTGCTGTTCTTCTGAGGAATACGTCTCTCCTGAGCGAAATAGCCATAAACATAGTATGGCTGATGACGGTCAAGGAGTATGTTGTCGAAGAACAAGTTGACTTCTGGGTCTACTTGTACTGTCGTTGTGGTTCCTGCGGCCATTTTTATCTCCTAGTCAAAAAATGTTTTGACAAGAGCGGCAAAATTTTTTTATGCCTCGCCTCGGAGCACCTTCTGACGATATTCCCTAAACTCTTTCTTCCCCTGTATACTCTTCAGATATTCAGTACCGCTAGGCTGCGCAGACTTACCGACTTCCACCGGTGATCTGGGCTTATTAGCGTTATCTACTATCCGTTGAGCATCTGCTACTGCCGCCTTAGTCTTTGGCTTTTCAGCCACTAAGTGTAAGTAGTCATCAACGATTTCGTTGGCACGGGCCAAGCGGTTTACGGCGTTATCTAACGTCGCTGCTAGCCAAGGCTTCTTGTCCAAAATTGGTTTTAAATACGTGTTTATCTTTTGAACTGCCTCAGGATTCATGTCTTGGTAGACCTGCTCAAGAATCTCCCTCTTCGTGAGGGCTTTCTCTTCTCGGAAGGAAGACTTAGTAAGCAAAGCTTCTGGGTCTTCTTCTTCCTCTTCTTCAGTAGGAACATTTTTCTTCGCTAGAAGATCCTCGTACACTTTCGTGCGAGTCTCAAATTCTTGGCGCTTCCGACGTTCTGCCTGTAGAGCAGCTAGGGGAACCATCTTTGGTTCGTCCTGTGTTGCATCCTGTTGGGAGACCTCGGCTTGCTCGGAGACAGCGGCTTGGTCTTCTTGTTCTTCGTTACTCATATAACTCCCTTTTTTCTACCGTTACCTCGGTAGGAGGATTGTTGAACCCGTATTTCCGCCGGTTACACGGATGGACTTCCCAAGTGTGGGAAAACTTAACATGTCCCCTGGATGCATGATCCAGAGCAGAGTCTTTACCCCTCTTCTATTGTCCACTTCATAGACGAAGGACTCTTTGATGATTCCAGGCTTCTCAGCGCACGCCTGTAGAAACGGACGAACGATGTCTTTGCCTTTCTTCTTCTCAATCTTTGCCTTACCCAATACCCAATACTTATCCCGATGTTTGTTCTCATTCAGGATCTTTTCTAGCATGTGATTGAACTGGTCGGTTATCCCTTCCCGTACTCTTACATGTTCGTCCATCTGGTGTTTGGGTGAGGTAATTAGCATGGTTGGCCTCTGAGAGATTCCTTCCTTGCTTCTTCTTCCTTCGCACTCATTGCTTTCATGCGATCTGAGTTACCGTATCCAGGCCCGATTGCGGAACCTTTCTTCGGAACACTCATTGGATTTTGCTTGGTGCTGTATTCACCAAAAGCACTTGCTCCGGCAGATCCTTGTGGAGGCTGATAACCTGGGTTATTCTGACCACCATAAGTTTCCATACGGGGCATCATCTTGTTAGATGTAGACGTACCTTTTGCCATATGTTTTCCTATTGTTTAAGGGCTTGTGCCCGTTTCATGTCCTTCTGCAACTCAGCTTCTGCCTGTTGCTTCTCTTGCATCCGAATATCGGCTGCGAGCTTTAGTACCTCAACTAATCGCTTACGAGGTATATCTTCTATCTGCGCTATCGTTTTGGCGTTATCTAGGAACGCTTTAGCATGGTTCTGAGTAACCTCAGACTCCCTTTCTTTAGCCAATCCAATATCCGCAAGTACTCGTGCCCTACGCTCTTCAGCCAGAGCTGTGGACTGGTTAACAGCGGCCATATCAAGCAACTTCTGCATTTGCACAGCTTCTTGTTCGGCGGCGGCAGCTTGTTGAGCTGATTCTGCTTGTTGACGCATAACCTCATGCAACTTGGTGCTTCCTTGTAAAGGAGCCACTTCTAGGATGTCAGGCCATGGAATCGGAGCTCCGAGAGCCACGAGTTGAAGGAGTTGATAGTAATAAGCTTCTCTTTGAGTTGTGGTCTTGACTGCTTGTTTGATAGCGCAGTCATATTCTTCAAACTGACCGGACATGAACTCTTCGGTCGGTTCTTCGTTGATGATTCTTTGGATCTTTCCTACGGAATAGTTCTTCTGGATGCACTCTATGACTAGTTTCCCAAGATACTTTCGTGACTGCTCAAGATTGTCAAAGATCCCTCTGTTGCCTTTGAGGCCGTTTGAGGCTCTAACTTCTGCGAGCTTCCCTGACACCTGGCTGTCGCCAACGCTAGAAAGACCAAGCAGCTCGTCAGAAGCACCAGGGATCTCCATGATGTTTTTATCAATGATATCCTGATATTGCAGATAGCCAGGTGGGATGTTAGGAGGACTAATCTCCCTAATGTCAGCATTAACGTCATATCCCTCGTTGACCACGATTTGTTTACCCTGACCGGCCTGCATCAGCATGTTTGGATCTAGTACGGCACCGTTCTTAGTGATGTAACCGGTGTTAATAATTGATTCCATCAAATCTATTATTTGAGAATGCCTTCTATTATATTGTCGTTGCGCATCTCTAATAGACCTTACTATTCCTTGTATCTTTAATTCAAAAGTATCAATTAACGGTTCGTGATATAATAACACTGGAATAAAGGGGTAATTATCAAGGCCCGTTGGGTCGGGGCCAGTGTACAAAAGTTGACCCGATACGATGATGTTTAG